ACGCCGCTCGACATCGGCCCCCACGGGGAGCTGTTCTGCAAGTTCGACGGGTGGCAGTACCCGAGGGATTGGATCGCCCCGGGGGTGTTCTCCCAGTAAAACGCCTGGGGCCGCACCGCCGTCAGCCCGTGCGGCCCCAGGACACAACTTGATACCCCACCTGCCGCGATGCGGCTGAGGCAGAAAGCGACCTCGAAGGAACGGGAATGGCAATTTCCACTCCGTGTTACTGCACGCGGACGGACGTTAAGTCCGCCCTGGACGTGCAGCAGACCGCACGTAACGACACGCAGATCGACCGTGCGATGGAAGCTGCCGCCCGTGACATCGACGGTCTTATGCACCGCCGGTTCTTCCCAATGGACGACACCCGGTACAAGGACTGGCCGAACTACCAGCGGACCTACCCGTGGAAGCTGTACCTCGACGCTGACGAACTGGCTTTGCCGCCGACGTCGGTGACTTCCGGTGGGACGAACATCACCAGCAACATTTTCTCCGAGCCCATCAACCTCGCCCCGCCGTACATGTGGCTGGAAATCGACCGGTCTTCGTCGGCGTCGTTTGGCCTGGCGTCCACCCCGCAGCGGGCCATTGTGATCACTGGCACGTTCGGGTACTCGGCTCTCACCGAAACTGCTGGTGCCCTGGCCGCGAACATGTCCGACACTGTGGGCACGTCGGCGACGGTGACGGATTCGTCGCTGGTGGACGTCGGCCACACCATCCTCATCGACTCCGAGCGGATGCTGGTCACCGACCGTGCCATGACTCAGGCGGGGACGCTGACCTTGTCCGGCACCGGGGTGACGACCGCGTTCAACTCCGACAACACTCTCGCGGTTGGTGGCGCTGGCACCCTGCACGTCGGTGAAACCATCCTGATCGACGCCGAACGCATGGTGGTCGTGGACACCTCCGGCAGCAGCTACATCGTGGACCGTGCCCGCGACGGGTCGGTGCTCGCCACCCACACCGCTGGTGCCACGATCAGCGCGCTGCGGCTGCTCACCGTCATGAGGGGCGCCCTCGGCACCACCGCCGCTACGCACACCAACACCACAGCGGTCAGCAAGTACAAGCCGCCGAAGCTCATCACCGAACTGGCTGTCGCCGAATCTTTGAACAACGTCACGCAGGAAGGCGCTGGTTACGCCCGGACCATCGGCGAAGGACCGGCGTTGCAACCAATTTCCGGTGCTGGCCTGGCGGACATCCGCAAGCGTGCGTGGCGGGCTCATGGGCGCAAGTCCCGGCAGCGGGTGATCTGAATGGGTGATTTCAGGGTCACTGTGAATGTCACCGAAGCCGGGCCACTGCTGAACGGCACCGCCCCGGAGGTCATCCGGGTGTGGATGGATGACGTGAAGCAGGACATCGCCCAGGCCGGTGTGAACAACCTGCGCGGGTTTGTGATGGACAAGACCGGCCGCGCCACTGGGCATTACCAGTCGCAGATCGTCACTTCCACTTTGATGCCGTTCAACGATGTCCGTATCCACGACCCGGTGGTGTACGGGCCGTGGCTGGAAGGCACGTCCGAGCGGAACCGTTCAACCCGGTTCAAGGGATACCGGTTGTGGCGGAAGACCGCGCAGCGGTTGCAGGACGACGCGCCGAAGATCGCCGAGGCGAAGCTGCCTGACCTGGCGAACCGGCTGGGAGGCAGTGGATGACTTTCAACACTGCCGCGGTGAACACCATGTTCGACCAGCTCACCAGCCACGCCGCGAGTCTGGGCCTGTTCGACTTCAAGGTCGCGACCCACGAGCCGAAGAACGCCCCCGGGAACGGGTTGTGGTGCGCGATGTGGGTGCAGCGGGGCGGCCCTTCACCGCGTGTCTCAGGACTGACTGCGACGTCTGGGCGGATCGAGGTCACCGCCCGGGTGGGTGCGAACTTCATTCAGAAGCCCGAAGACGGCATCGACCCGAACGTCCTGTCGGCGGTGTCGATTCTGGTAGGCGAATACTCCGGTCATTTCACCCTGGGCGGTAACGCCATCGAAGTGGATCTCCTCGGCGACCAGGGCACTCCGCTGTCCTTCCAGGCTGGTTACGTGCAGCTTCAGGACCGGCTGTACCGGGTCATGGACATCACCATTCCCGTGATCATCGACAACATGTGGACGCAAAGTGCCTAACTCGACTGAGTACCAGCGGGAGTACATGCGGCGGTGGCGTGCCGCGAATCCCGAGCGCGCCAGGGAACTGCGCCGGGAAGGCACCAGGCGTCATGGTGCCCGCTGGTACGCGGAGCGCCGGGCAAAGTTCGACGCCCTGAAGAACGGTCCCTGTACTGACTGTGGCGGCACTTTCCCGCCTTATGTCATGCAGTGGGATCACCGTGACAGTAGCCAGAAGGAGTTCACCATAGGCCAGACGACCACTCTGGCCTGGGAGCGGTATCTAGCTGAGATCGCCAAGTGTGACCTGGTGTGCGCCAACTGCCATGCGATCAGAACTCACGAACGACACAGGACTCAGGCGGCATAGATGAGCAAGCAATCTGGCCTCGGCGATAACTTCTACCTGACTGGGGTGGACATTTCCGGGGACACGGCGTCCCTGTCGTCCATCCACGGCGGCACCGCCACGCAGCAGGACGTCACCGACATCACCCAGTCCGGTGTCGCACGGCTGGGCCTGGAACGTGACGGCGGGATGAGCTTCGGCGTGTACTTCGACGCCACTGGTGCGCACCCGTCCCTGTCGGCGCTGCCCACCACGGATGTGGTCGCTTCCTACTTCCGGGGGGCCACGGTGGGGAACGCGGCTGCGTCGCTGGTGTCGAAGCAGATCAACTACGACTGGACCCGTGGGCAGGACGGTTCCCTGCTTGGGTCGGTGGATTTGCAGGCGAACGGGTTCGGCCTGGAATGGGGGACGCAGCTCACCGCTGGGAAGCGCACCGATTCCGGTGCGACGGTTGGTTCGTTCTTCGACAACACCGCCGGGTTCAACTTCGGTGCGCAGGCGTACGTGCAGTTGTTCGCGTTCTCCGGTACGAGCGTCACCATCGACATTCAGTCGGCGACCACGTCGGGTGGTTCGTACACGACCACGGGCCTGACCACGTCGGCGCTTACGTCCGCGCCGCAGGCGGTGCGGTTGTCGGTGGCGAACAACACGACGATCAACGAGTTCCTGAAGGTGGTTACGACCGGCACGTTCAGCAACGCCGTGTTCGCGGTGATGATCAACGTCAACCCGATTGCTGGGGTGGTGTTCTAGGTGGACACACTGTTCCGGCTGGACCCGCAGATGCCCGCGGCGGCGTACAAGACGTATTCGCTGATTTCCCCGGGCCGTCCGGCGACGTGCGAAGAAGTGGACTGTGAGCAGTTCCGTAGCGGCTGGCGTATCCGTGTTGAGGAACTGTCACCGGAACTTCTGCACTCCGCGCGTAATAGCGGCAGGCGGTTCCAGGAGCTGCGTGTGGCCGACGGTGAGACGTGGCTGGTATTCGACGCAGGGCAGTCGTGTTTCGCCCGGCACAGCCTGCCCTGGGAAGGCCGGGAACGGTTCATTGAACGGGGCGGTGATTGGCGCGGCAACCCGCGCGGTGACAGGTACGAGCACAACGCCGACACGTGGGTTGACTCGTTCGCAAACCACCAGCAGAAGCTGGCGGACAGATTGGAGCAAGGGTAATGGCGAAGAGCACTGGCCTGGCGTGGACCACTCTTCAGGTGGACGACTCGTCTGGCACTGCGCGGGACATCCGCAACGACATCACGAACCTGAACTTCTCCACCCCGCGTGGCGTTCAGGATGTCACCGGCATCGACAAGTCCGCGATTGAGCGGCTGGTCCTGCTGGCCGACTTCAGCATCACCCTGAACGGTGTGTTCAACCCGGCGGCGAACCTTTCGCACGCGGTGTTTTCCACGGTGCCGTCCACTTCGGTGAACCGCAGCGTGAACATCACCACCAACGCCAAGAACCTGAACCAGTCCACGGCGGTGCTGTTCACCGACTACCAGCTCACCCGCGCGCAGACCGGCGAGCTGACCTGGTCCGCGCCTGGTGTCCTCGCCAACGGTGCCGTACCCACTTGGAGCTAACCCGATGGGGTTCAAGAAGCAGGCGAAGATTTACACCCTCCGCTGGCCTGAAGACCACGAGCTGCACGGCCTGATGGTCAGCGTAAAGGGCCTGTCGGTGGGGAAGCTGCTGGAACTCACCACGAAGGCGACGGTGCTGACCAGTAAGGACGCCGAAGTCAGCGAACAAGGCACCGAAGCTGGCGCGCTGTTCAAGCAGTTCGCCGCTGCCCTGGTCGAGTGGAACCTTGAAGACGAAAACGGCAAGGCGGTACCTGCGACGTACAAGGGCATCACCGGCCTCGACTTCGACTTCGCCGTTCAACTGGCAACGACATGGATGGAAGCGGTCGCTTCGGTCGGTAACCCTTTGCCGCCGCCCTCATCGAATGGTCACAAGTCCCAGGAGGTATCACCGGAACTGGCCGCGTTGTCACAAAACCTGCCGAGCTGACCTACGCCGAAACAATTCTCGGACTGTGCGACAGGTTCCACTGCCTGCCCAGTGCCATTGAACAGGAAGACGCCGGCGTGCTGCGGCTGCTGAAAATCGCTGAACTAGGAACACCTGAGAGAGGAGGACCGGATGGATAACAGAGTCGAGATTATTGTCGGCGCGAAGGACGACACGAAGTTCGACCTGGATGCTTTGAAGGCCCGCCTCGCGGAGTTGGGCCGCAAGGTCGAAACGGCCCGGGTGAAGCTCGACGGCGACGTGAAGATGGAAGCGACCATCGCCCGGATGCAAGCGTCGCTGATATCCCTGGGGCGGCGTACCGCGTCACCGAAGATCGAGGTCGGTGGGGCGGCACGGGCGTACGCGCAGATGCTGCTGATGGAACACGAGCTGAACAAGCTCGGCGGCACGAGCGCCTCCGGCGGCCTGCTCAGTGGGGTGGCCGGTGCGTTCTCCAGCATGTTCGCGCTGCTCCCCGCCGGTGGTGTGGCAATGGCCGTTCTTGCGGCGGCGACAGTGGCTCTGGGTGTGGCGCTGGCGCCTATCATTGCCGCGCTCATCCCCGTCACCCTCGGGCTTGGTGCTTTCGCTGCTGCTATCGCTGTCCTTCCTGGCGTGCAGAAGAAGGCCAGCAGCGACATGGGGGTTCTGAAGGACCAGTTCCACAAGCTGGCTGAGGCGGTGAAGCCGGAACTGCTGAAGGCGTTCGCCACCGGCATGAAGATCATCCAGGAGCTGATGCCCGCGCTTAGGCCGCTGATGGTCGCCGCTGGGAAGGCCGTGGATGAGTTCCTGCACCAGTTGCTGGACTGGCTGAAGTCCCCATCCGGTCAGGCGTTCATTCACTGGCTGAAGAGCGAAGGGCCGCACGACATCAAGGTGTTCGGCCAGGTGATGTGGGACCTGGCCAAGGCTGTTGGCCTGGCCCTGGACGCTATTTACCGGTCGGGGAAGTGGCTGGACGGGCATTTGAAAGACCTGTTCACCGTGGACATCCCGGCGTTCCTCGACATCCTGAAGGAGAAGTGGCGGATCGTCTTCGACCAGTTGCAGATCGACACCCTGGGCGCGGTGAGGGGCGTCCTGGAAGCGATGAGCCACATCCCGTTCATCGGGCATTACTTCAAGACCGCCGCTGACGCTGTCAGCAAGGAAATGAGCCGGATGCAGGGGGATGTCCGGCAGGCGACCGGCAACATTCAGAATGACCTGGCCCGGATTCACGGTCACAGTGTTGCGATCAACATTGGCCTGGACCTCCCCCAGGGTGTTTCCGCCCATGACATCACCGGCATCCACGGGCATCTGGCTGGTGGCGCCGCAGGGGCGGCGCAAGGGTGGTCGGTTGTCGGTGAACAAGGTCCCGAACTGGTCCGCATGCGCGGCGGCGAAACGGTCCTGCCCGCGAGCAAGACCCGTGCACTCATGGGGTACGCAGCGGGCACCCTGGACTCGTTCAGCGTCCACGTCCCATCCGCAGGGCAGATCGGCGGGATTCTCCGCATCCAGGGCCTGGTCGATGCTGTGGGGTCGCTTATCCAGAAGACCGCCCACCTGACCGCTCATTTCGCCGGTGGATTCGGCGGCGGCTTCAGCGGGCATTTCGGGTCGGGTGTTCAGCAGTGGGCGGGGCTGGTGTCACGGGCGCTGAGCATGGAGGGGCTGTCCCCGATGCTGCTCGGCCGGGTGCTGTTCCAGATGCAAACCGAATCGGGCGGCAACCCGAACGCGATCAACCTCGGTGACATCAACGCCAGGATGGGCGACCCGTCCCGTGGGCTGATGCAGACCATCGGCTCCACGTTCGCCGCTTATCACTGGCCGGGTACGTCGTGGAACATTTTCAACCCGTTCGCGAACATCGCTGCGGCTTTGAATTACGCCCGGCACGTGTACGGGCCGTCGCTGATGTCCGGTGGAATGGGCATCGGTTCCGGTCACGGCTACGACCACGGCGGGTTCCTCCCCACGGGCTGGTCTATGGCGTACAACGGCACCGGCAAGCCTGAGCCGGTCGGCATGGCGCAGCACATTGTCCTGGAAGTGGTGGGCAATTCGTCCGACCCGCTGGTGAAGTGGCTGAAAGAACAGGTCCGTGTGCGTGGCGGCGGGAATGTCCAAGCGGCCTTCGGGGCGCGAGGCCGATAAGGAGTAACACATGTCATACGAAAACGCGGTCCCCACCGACTGCATTTACGCCTACCACAACGCCTCCACGAACCTGGCGACGTTCACCACTGAGGACAACTTGCAGAAGACGTATCCTCCGGTGATCTTGCGGGCGGGGACGTGGCTGAACGCCCAGGCGACGGGGAAGAACCTGCGCATCCGCGCGGCCGGTCAGCTTGGCACCACCTCCGCGCCGACGTTCACCTGGTCGATCAGGCTGCTCACTTCCACCACGTGGTCGGCGGGTGGTGTGCTGCTCGGCTCTACCGCCGCGACCACCGCTGGCACGACTGTGACGCTCGCCGGCTGGTTCCTGGACGCGCAGATCGGCTTGCGGACCCTGGGTATCGGTGGCGCGTCCACGGTTGTCACCACGGGTGAGGTGCGTGGCCCGCTGGCGCTCGCTTCCCCGTTCGCCGCGTCGATTCCCGCGTCGAACACCTCGCCGGCGGTGGCGACGGTGGACAACTCCACGCAGTACTACCTGTTCATCAGCGCGGCGTGCGGCTCGTCGAACTCGCTGAACCTGATTAACATGCAGTCGCTTGTGGTGACGGCGGACAACTAAATGCCGGGGACCAGGGCAGCGGACACGCGGCGGCGGCGCAGGCCACGCCCGTCGCTGGCGCTCGCCCCGGCCCAGGTTCTCGGGCCTGCGTTCCCCGCGAACCCGCTGGGCATCACCGTGGAGCTGCTGATCAACGGCACCTGGGCGGACGTTTCCAGTGATGTGTTCCAGCGGGACGGGATCACCGTCACCCGTGGCAGGGCAGACGAATCTGCGACGCTGAACCAGGCGACGCTGGCGCTCACCTTCAACAACCAGCTCGGCAATTACAGCCCGAAGAACACCGCCGGGCGGTTCTACCCCTACCTGGGGCGCAACACCCAGATCAGGGTGAGTGTGAACGCCTCCTCAGCTACCGGGGTTGGGTATTCGGGTTACCGGTTCTGGGGTGAGGTGAGTGCGTGGCCGCCGCGCTGGGACAACACCGGCACCGACGTTTACGTGCAGATCACCGCTGGCGGGGTGATGCGCCGCTTCGCCCAGAACGCCGCGGTGGGTTCGGCGTTGCGGCGCTACTACGGGTTGCAAACCGGGGCGTATAAGCCGGTCGCGTACTGGCCGTGTGAGGAATCGGTGGCGGCCACCCAGTTCGTCAACGCGGTGGACTCCACGAACAACATGACGATCAGCGGCACCCCCACTTTGGCTGCGGATTCGTCGTTCAACGGGTCTGACCCGATCCCGATGCTGTCCAACTCCACCTGGACGGGGAACACCGGCAGCTTCATTTCGGGCAGCGGCGACGACGTATACAGCACGCCCGGTACTTACCAGTGGACTGCCCCAGCGGCCACGGTGGATGCGCGTGTGTGGGGCGCGGGCTCCGGCGGGGCGAACGGCAGTAAGGGGTCCGCTGGCGCTGGTGGTGAGTTCGCCCGGGAAGCCACCGTTGCTGTCACTGTGGGTTCCGCTTACACGGTGGTTGTCGGTGCAGGCGGTACGGGTGGCGACGGCAGCCCTAACACCGCCCACGCGGGCAGCAAAGGCGACGACAGCAGTTTCACCGGGGATGCGCTCAGTGTCACCGCGCACGGCGGCAGCGCTACTTCGGGCACGACCGGGGGTGCCGGTGGCACCGGAAGCACCAACACGACCCATTTCGACGGCGGTGCCGGTGGCTCGAATCCTTCCAACAACTCCGGCGGTGCCGGCGGTGGCGGTTCAGCGGGCACCGCTGCGGGTGGCAACAGCGGAGCCGATTCGTCTGGCAACAGTGGGGCTGCTGGTGGTGCGGCGGTCACTGGTGGCGGTAAAGGCGGTACTGGCGGTCACGGTGGCACTGACCCGGGCCAGGGCCTGGCAGGGGGAACTCCCGGCGCGGGTGGCGGCGGCGGTGGTGACAACACGAGCACCGGCTACAACTGGGCTGGGGGGAGCGGCGCAGCCGGGAAGGTGGAGCTGATCTACACCCCGGCGAGCGCCCCGTCGAACGTGATCGTCCGGTGCCTGATGCACGCCCCGTCCACGGGGGTGACGTTCGGCGCGGACCTGCTGCGTGCCGTCATCTCATCCGGCACCCTGTCCAAGATCGAACTGTACTGGGCGGGCACGGGGCGGCTGGGGCTGCGCGGGTTCGACACGGTGCCCAGTGTGAAGTTCGACAGCGGGGCGGTGCAGTTCACCGCTAAGGGCACGCCGCTGATGATCAGCCTGGAACTGTCGCAGTCCGGGTCGAACATCGCGTGGAAGCTCACCGGTATCAAGCCCGGGTCCACGACGGCGCAGGCGACCTCGACGGGGTCGTTCACCGGGACGCTGGGGTCGGTCTCCTCGGTTGTCGTCAACCCGGATGGC